TGCGGGCGTTGGTTGCGGAAATGGCTGAACCGATTGATGTTCAGTTCAAGACCTACAATCAGTACGGCAATATGATTATGGATATTGCGGAAGCCATTGACAACAACTTTGAATACAAAGTGCGTTACTACGACAACAAGGGTTATAACGCCTTTGCCATTGAAGAAGTCTATGTGCTGGAAGATTAAACGCAGAGCCACGGGGCAGCAATGCCCCGGTAATGCGGGGGAACGGTGGCAACCCCGTTCAAAATACAGAAAGGAGTGAAGCAAGTGCTTTTCTATGATTTTGAGGTTTTCAAGTATGATTGGCTTGTGGTTGTTATGGATATGACCGCAAAGAAAACCCATGTAATAATCAATTCGCCGGAACAGCTTGAAGCCTTATATAAGGCGAATATGAAAGAAATATGGTGTGGTTTTAATAGCCGCCACTACGATCAGTACATTTTGAAAGCTATCCTTTGCGGGTTCGATCCTAAAAAGGTGAATGATTATATCATTGTCAAGGGAAACCCCGGCTGGAAGTTCAGCAGCCTTTTCAGAAATTTTCCGCTTTGGAATTATGATGTGATGCTGAATACTGATGTAGGCTTGAAATCCTTTGAGGGCTTCATGGGGAACAACATAAAAGAAACTTCTGTTCCATTCAACATTGACCGCAAATTGACGGAAGAAGAAATTGCTGAAACCGTGAAATATTGCAAGCATGATGTTGAACAGACAATACAAGTTTTCCTGAAACGGACAGAAGAATTTAATACCATGATGTACTTCATTAAACACTTTGGTTTAAGCATGGATTCCATATCAAAGACGAAAGCCCAACTTGCCGCTGAAATTTTGGGCGGTAACAGGAAGGGGGCAGATTTCAATGATGAATTCAGCTTCCCAATACTTGATTGCTTGGAACTGAAAAAGTACCGTCACATTGCGGATTGGTACGCAAACCCGGCAAACCACGATTACACCAAAAAGCAGGATAAACAGATTGTGGCGGGGGTTGAACATACCTTTGCATGGGGCGGCGGTCACGGGGCAAGGCTGAAATATTCTTCTTCCGGGGTGTTCCTGATTATTGATGTGACCGCATATTACCCTTCCCTTCAAAAGAAATATCATTTTGGGTATAGGGTAATGGATCACCCTGAAAACTTCGAGTTTATCCACGATAGCAACATTGAGTTCAAACGGAAAGGCGACAAGAAAGCCCGACAACCATTTAAGATTATGGATAACGCCATTTCCGGGCAGATGAAGCAGAAATCTTCTGCATTGTATGATCCTATGAGCAACAACAGCATTTGCATAAACGGGCAGTTGCTTTTGCTGGATTTGGTTGAACACATTGAACCGTATTGTGAACTTATTCAAAATAATACTGACGGTATCATTGTAAAGCTGAATGATTATGAGCGTGACTTTGATATTTTGGATGATATTGTTTATGAGTGGGAGCAGCGAACCGGAATGAAAATGGATTTCGATACCTTCATAGGTACGATATACCAAAAGGATGTGAACAATTATTTGCTGATTGACAGGCACACCGGAGCAGTAAAAGCAAAGGGCGGCTATGTGATGAAGCTGAATGATTTAAGCTATGATTTACCCATTATCAATAAGGCGTTGGTTGACTACATGATAAAGGGTATTCCGGTTGAAAGAACGGTTTTAGAATGTCAAGATTTGCGGGAATTCCAGCTTGTTTCAAGGATAAGCAGCAAATACACACACATTCTTTACGGCGATACGCCTATTAAAGAAAAGTGTATCAGGGTATTTGCTTCAAAGAACCCTTCCGATCCGGGGGTAAAAAAGGTTCATGCCACAAGGAAAACAGCCGCAAAACTGACAAATTCCCCGGCACATTGTTTTATTTTCAATGATGATGTGAAGGGCGTTTCCGTACCTGATAAGTTGGATCGGCAATGGTACATTGATTTTGCAAATAAAAGATTAGCAGATTTCGGGGTGATGTAATGAACGATTTTTATAAAACTTGCCGTTGGTGTCATTGGTTCAAGAATGGGAAGTGCTTGCACGGTAAAACATTCAGGAACGGCAGCGAAACGGATATTGTATATTTGGCAGAAGAAGGCGTTATCAGTGAAGCCATAAAAGAAGGTTTTTTGAAAAAGCGTTTTCTGAACTGAAAAGCAATCTTGAAAGTTCACTTTCAAAAAAGAAGGCAAAGGAATTCATGCAAGCCTTCTTTGAAGAATTGGAAGCAGCAAAAATTGATTGGGTGGAAACCATTGATGAAGCTGTTACCACAGCATTACAAAATGCGGTTGATGAAAGAGCAGAGGAAGCGGCAGAAATCATTGAACCGGAAGAATTTTGTTGCAAATATTTCATATAAGGCGGTGATTAGAATTGTTCTTCAAAGGTTTTGTTGAAACAAAGAATAAGAAGTGCATAGAGAAATTCAAGGGCAGAACGGATTTCAAAACCTTTGAACAGGTTCAGTCATTGCCGGAATACGCTGGAATTTTGGCAACGGAAACTATTCTGATTGATATTGATGATTCTGAAACTTCTGAAATACTGTTCAAAGTAGTAAAGGAATACGCTTTGACTTGCCGGGTTTATAAAACCAGCCGGGGAAAGCATTTCCTATTCAAGAACAGCGGAGTACCAACCAATAAAACAGGCTGCAAACTGGCAATAGGTTTGACCGCTGATATTAAGATCGGCACAAGAAATTCTTATGAAGTGCTGAAACACAACGGGAAACAAAGGGAAATCCTTTATGATACCGCAGAAAATGAGGAAGCACAGCCACTTCCCCGCTGGCTTTTCCCCGTGAAATCGAATATGGAGTTCCTGAACATGGAAGCCGGGGATGGAAGAAACCAAAGCCTGTTTAACTATATTCTGACCTTGCAAAGCAATGATTTCAGCGTTGAAGAAGCAAGGGAAACAATCAGGATAATCAATAAGTTTGTGCTGAAAGTTCCGCTTGCGGATGATGAAATTGAAACAATCCTTCGTGATGATGCTTTCAAAAAGCCTGTTTTCTTCATGGGTTCAACCTTCTTGTTTGACAAGTTCGCAACCTTCTTGAAGAACAATCACCACATTATCAAGATCAACAATCAGCTACATATCTACAAAAACGGGATTTATATTTCCGGGCTTGCAGAAATTGAAGCTGAAATGATAAAGCACATACCACAGTTGAACAGGGCAAAAAGAACGGAAGTTCTTGCCTACCTTGATATTCTTATCAGGGAAAACACAAAAGCGGAAGATGCAAACCTGATAGCCTTTGCAAACGGGCTATATAACATAGTGGATGATTCCTTTGTGGAGTTTACCCCGGAACACATTATCACAAACAAAATCAGGTGGGATTACAACCCGAAAGCCTATTCTGAATTGGCAGATAAAACCCTTGACAAAATCGCTTGTGGTGATCCGGCTATCAGGGCATTGCTTGAAGAAGCCATTGGGTATTGTTTCTATCGCAGAAATGAGTTAGGCAAAGCCTTCATTCTGACCGGGGATAAATCCAACGGAAAAAGCACCTTCCTTTCAATGGTTCAAACCTTGTTAGGGGAAGAAAACATTGCTTCCCTTGACCTGAAAGAATTGGGTGACAGGTTCAAAACCGCTGAACTGTTCGGCAAGCTGGCAAATATCGGTGATGATATAGGGGATGAATTCATTGCAAACCCGGCAATTTTCAAAAAATTAGTAACGGGTGAAAGGGTATCAGCAGAACGCAAAGGGCAAAACCCGTTTGAGTTCAACAATTATTCAAAGCTGTTATTTTCGGCAAACAACATTCCCCGTATCAAGGATAAAACGGGGGCGGTGCAGCGACGATTGACAATCATTCCTTTTGATGCACGGTTTACCGCCGCTGATCCTGATTTCAACCCGTATATAAAGCACTTGCTGAAAACAGATGAAGTTATGGAATACCTGATAAATTTGGGAATTGCAGGATTGAAGCGGGTGCTTACCAACAGGCAGTTCACAGCTTCTTCAAAGGTTCAAAAGGCAATGGATGAATATGAGGAAAACAACAACCCAATTTTGGGCTTCTTCAAAGAATGTGAAGATGAAGATTTTCAGATTGAGAACGAACCCACAAACAAGGTTTACAAGCGGTATCAGGAATATTGCCTTGCTAACAGCTTGCAGCCTATGAGTAACATTGAATTTTCAAAGCAAGTGAACCGCATTTTGAACATGAAGATTGTTGATAAATGGTTAAACAAAAAGAAACACCGGATATTTGTTCGGGCAGACAGTTGAAAGGGGTGAACATTTTGAATGAACATAGCAGAGAGAGAGAGAGAGAACAGAAAGTAAAGATTGGGTAGGCAACCAAAGAAGCATTTACACAACATTAGGTGCTTCCAATCACAGCGATAAAGACAGGCAGCAGCATGATTATTACGCCACAGAACCCCGTGCAATGGAACTTCTGCTTGCAGAAGAACAGTTTTCCCCGGTGATTTGGGAATGTGCGTGTGGTGAAGGGCATTTGTCAAAGGTGCTTGAACAGCACGGTTTTGAAGTGATTTCAACAGATTTGATATACCGGGGCTTTGGTGATCCTGAACCGCTGGACTTCCTGAAAGAAACCCTTGATGATTTTGAAGGGGATATTATCACAAACCCGCCCTACAAATACGCTTTGCAGTTTGTTGAACAGGCTTTGAATAGTGTGCAGCCGGGAAGAAAGGTTGCAATGTTCTTGAAGCTGCAATTTCTTGAAGGGAAAAAGCGAAAAGAATTTTTCAAAGAGAACCCGCCCAAAGTGGTATATGTGAGTTCTTCCCGCCTGAATTGTGCAATGAACGGCGATTTTGAAAGTTATCCTTCAAACAATGCAATTTGCTATGCGTGGTTTGTATGGGAAAAGGGGTTCAAGGGTGATCCGGTTATCAGGTGGATAAATTGAAAGGTGGCAAAGATGAACAATCCATATTACAACAGTGAAGGGTATGCTGATCCTACGGCTTACGCCGGAACAAAGAACATAATCAGAGAGGAAAACGAAACCGAAAGGCGGGCTTCCGAACTGATAAAAATTTTGAAGTTCATTATTCGTTTAGCGGGCTTTGAACTGATTGAACGGGTAAAAATCAAAGACACGAAAACAGGAAGGGAGTTCAGATGATGGATATTTTGAAACAGCTTGATGAAGCGGTAAATGCTGCATTTGCCGAATTCAAAAAGGAATTCGGGCAGGATGTAAAACTTGAAGATGGTGATGAATTCGTTACCGTTTTCAATAATGCAGCTTTGGTTATTTCTCTTGAAGATAACACTTTGAAAACAAAATTCATTGGCGGCAAACCGTATCAGGTAGATATGACGCTTGCAATTTATGAAGGTGAGGGTGAAGAAAATGAATAATTTTGCCGAACAGGATAGAATTGAACAGTTCAGAAAAACAATGGCGTATTGTATGCCGTACAGATTTCACCCTGAATTTGTGGATGTGTTGCGGGATATGGGATTTTTCACAGCCCCCGCTTCCATTCACCACCACGGGGCATATTCAGGGGCGTTGTTCGATCATAGCTTGGCGGTTGCTAACACCCTATTATCATTCACGAAACGCCTTGAATTGAAATGGGAAGATGAAAGAAGCCCCTTGATTGTAGGAATGTTTCACGATTTATGCAAGCTGGATAATTACCAGCGAACAGACAATGAAGCGTGGGAATATAACAATGCAACCCTTCTTCCGGGGCATGGTGATAAATCGGTGATGATGCTGCAACAGCACATTCACCTTACGGAAGAAGAAATGTTTTGTATCAGGTGGCACATGGGGGCTTTTGATGATAAAGAGAATTGGAACAGTTACGGGCGGGCAGTAACACGCTATCCCAATGTACTTTACACCCATACCGCCGATATGGTAGCAGCCCGCATTTTGGGGGTGTAAATGGATAATTATTGGAAAAGCAACAATAATTCTTTGATAGGTGGAGAATGGTGGAAAGGTGCTTATGCGTTGAACATTTATAACGATAACATACATTTATTGAATTTGATTAGAAAGGAAGGTGCAACAATGAACAAGATTTATAACGGAATTATGGGGCTTGTGGTCGGTGATGCTTTGGGTGTTCCCGTGGAATTTAAGAAGCGTGATACCTACACCGTAACTGATATGACGGGTTACGGAACATATAACCAGCCGCCCGGTACATGGTCGGATGATAGCAGCCTGACACTTGCAACCCTTGATAGTATGGTGAAATTGGGGAAGATTGATCCGGCTGATATTATGCAGAACTTCTTCTATTGGCTGGATGATGGAATGTTCACCCCTTACGGCAAAGTGTTTGATGTAGGCGGTGGAACAAGGCGGGCAATTTCCCGCTATGCCAACGGCAAAGAACCCGCAAAGTGCGGCGGTAAAACCCGTATGGATAACGGGAACGGGGCTTTGATGCGTATTCTTCCGGTTGCCATGTTGCCGGATTATCCCGAAAAGCAAAGCGAACTGTTGAGCGTGGCACACCTGACACACGCCCACTTCATTTCAGATTTCGGTTGTATGATATATACGGCAATCGTTGAAAACCTGATGAACGGTATTCCAAAAGATGAAGCGGTATTGAATGGAATTCAAAAGTTCAAACCACAGCTTGAAACTGTTTCAATGTTGGGAGATTATTTCAAATTGCTTGATCTTGAATGGTTGGAAAGAACCTTTGTAAAAAGTTCCGGTTATGTGACTGATACGCTGGAAGCCGCCCTTTGGTGTTTCCTGAATACCAACAGTTACCGGGATTGTGTGCTTGCCGCCGTGAATTTGGGGGAAGATACTGATACAATAGCGGCGATTGCTGGCGGGCTTGCCGGGATATATTACGGTTGTGGTGGTGAAAGCGGTGTTCCTGATGAATGGATTGCACAGATTCCCCGCCGTGATTGGATAAAAGCCTTGTGTGATGAACTGATTATTGAAAATTAACTTTCAAAATTCAAGTTGCCATTCAAGATATATTCAAGTTGTAGTTGTGGGAACTTGAATGATGAAAACGCTTGATATTATGCGGTTTTGCGGGTTTTCATTCAAGTTATTCAAGTTGTTTTGCAGTTCTTTATAAATTATATTTTTAACAGCGTGATTTTACAATGTTTTGCAAAAAATAAATATAGAGAAAACAACAAGTTGAAGTTGAATGACCGTATAGAAAATATTTTTCTAACCCGCATGAATAAAGGGGTTTTCACTCATTCAAGTTACACATTCAAGATTAAGAAAGGATTTAGCCTATGAAAGCGAAAGAATATTTGCAGCAGTTACAGCGGTTAGATACCGTTATCAATCAGAAAATCAAGGAAGTTCACGATTTGCGACTTCAAGCACAAAGCGGCGGCGGGCTTGATTATTCCAAAGAACGGGTGCAGTCAAGCCCTTCCGGGGATGCCCCGTTTGTAAAGCCGATATGCAGGATCATTGACCTTGAAGCAGAAATCAATGCTGAAATTGATAGGTTCGTTGACGAGAAGCACAAGATAATCAATCAGATTCAGGGTTTGAAGAATTCTGATTATATCAATTTGCTTTACAAGCGGTATGTTGAGTTCAAGAGTTTAGAAAAGATATGCGTTGAAATGAACTTTTCGTATGACTACATAAAGCATTTGCACGGGTACGCTTTGCAGGATTTTGAAGATAGGATTCTAAACTCGACACCCAATAACACCTAAACCTATGCTATAATGTATAGTGAGAAATCAGCAAGGGAAAACTTGCTGATTTTCTTATTTTCCCGGTGGGGGTACTCATAGCCGATTTCGGGCAAGGTCGGTGAACTCCTACCCACCGGGAAAATTATTTTTAGGAAGAAACCTGACTGAAAGGGGGTTGCCGTTTATGAACGCAAGGCAAAAGAAGTTTTGTGATGAATACCTGATTGATTGTAACGCTACACAGGCGGCAATTCGGGCAGGATATTCCCCCAAAACTGCAAAGGTAACAGCGGCTAAATTGCTAACAAATGCTAACCTGAAAACCTATATTGAACAGCAGCTTGAACGGATTCACAACGAAAAAACCGCTGATGCACAGGAAGTTCTTGAATACCTGACTTCAGTGATGCGGGGTGAACATACTGAAGAAATCCCGATCCTGTGCGGTGACGGTTGCCAAGAGTTGACGCAGAAAGAGGTTGGAGCCAAGGAAAGGCTGAAGGCCGCTGAACTGATCGGCAAGCGTTATGGTATGTTCACGGACAAGGTAGGTGTGGAAGGGGCCGTTCCGGTGATTATCACGGGGGATGATCAACTTGAAGATTAGCCCACAGGCCAAACGGGTTCACCTTCCTGAAGTGGTTGGCAAGGGTTACGGAACCTTCTGGAACTTCAAAGGCCGTTACCGGGTGTGTAAGGGAAGCCGTGCTTCCAAGAAATCCAAGACAACGGCCCTGAACATCATCAAACGGATGATGCAATACCCGGAAGCCAATACCCTTGTGGTTCGTAAGGTGTTCAGAACCTTGAAAGATTCCTGTTTCACCGAACTGAAATGGGCAATCAACCGCCTTGGGGTTTCAGCCTATTGGGAAATCAAGGAAAGCCCCCTTGAAATGACTTATCTTCCCACCGGTCAGAAGATTTACTTCCGGGGCCTTGATGATCCCCTGAAGGTCACTTCAATTACGGTTGAAATAGGGTTTCTGTGCTGGTGCTGGATTGAAGAAGCATACGAAATCATGAATGAAGCTGATTTTGATATGCTGGATGAATCCATCCGTGGTGCTATCCCGGAAGAAACCGGCCTGTTCAAGCAAATCACGCTGACATTCAACCCGTGGAACGAAAAGCATTGGATCAGGAAACGCTTCTTCGGGGAGATCACCGGCAAGGATGCCCAAGGGAACCCCACATACAAGTTCCATGATAGCTGGATCAGCCCGGATGGGCAGATTTACGCCACAACCACCAATTACCTGTGTAATGAATGGCTGGACACGGCGGATTTGAAGGTGTTCAACACCATGAAGGAAAACAACCCCCGCCGCTACAAGGTGGCTGGCCTTGGGGGTTGGGGCATTGTGGATGGCCTGATTTTCGATAATTGGCGGGAAGAAGCCTTTGATTATCTGGCTATTTCCAAGAAGCCTGATGTGAAAAGCGCCTTCGGCCTTGACTTCGGTTATACCAACGATCCCACGGCCCTGTTCTGTGGGCTGGTGAGTGAGAAGGAAAGAAGCATTTGGGTGTTTGATGAACTGTATGAAAAGGCCCTGACGAACCGGGCAATCTGTGACCGGATCACCGGCATGGGTTACGGCAAGGAACGGATCAAGGCCGATTGTGCCGAACCAAAGAGCATTGATGAATTGCGGGATGCTGGCCTTCATCGTATCAGAGCCGCCCGGAAGGGCAAGGACAGCGTGAATAACGGAATCCAGTACATTCAGGGTTACACCATCATTGTTCATCCCCGATGCGTGAACTTCATCACAGAGATTTCAAACTACACATGGGCAGAAGATAAGTTCGGGGCCAAGATCAATGTTCCCATTGATGATTTCAACCACCTTATGGACGCTATGCGTTACGGGCTGGAAGATATGTTGGTTGGCCCCGCCTTTAGCTTCGAGTAATAACACGATAGTAACAAATCGCCCTGAAAACGCTGTGTTTTCGGGGTTTTGTCTTTATTGGGTAATAAGAAAGGAACCGTCCATGTTTGAACAGCAATATATTCTGAACAAGATTGAACAATGGGCGGATCGGCTTCCCTATCAATCTTTGAAGATTGAAGTGGAACTTTCAAATCAAACGCTGACCTTGGAAAAGACCAAACAGCGGCCCATTGGATTTCAAGCCCCCCCCCCACAAAAGGAAGGTGATTGAATATGCCCATGCTTGTTGAAACTGAAATGGCCCGGATCAATCGCCTGATTGTGATGGGTGGATATACTGGAATGACTGAACTTCAGTTCTTCGCCGCTGAAATCAAGGAATGGAAGGAAAGCAAGAAGCGAAAGGAACAGATTACCGGTGATGCCTACTATGAAGGGGATCACGATATTCTTCGCCGTCAGCGCACAATCATTGGTGAAAACGGTCAACTTCAGGTGGTGACGAACCTTCCGAACAACCGCCTGATTGATAACCAATATGCCCTGATGGTGGATCAGAAAACCAACTACCTTGTGGGCAAGCCCTTCACCCTGAACTGTCAGGATAAGGGTTACACGGATGCTTTGGGCAAGGTTTTTAACAAACAGTTTTACCGGCTTCTGAAATATGTTTGTGAAGATGCCCTGAACGGTGGCCTTGGTTGGCTTTATCCTTACTACAATGAAGCTGGTGAATTGTCCTTCAAGCATTTCCCGGCCTATGACATTCTTCCTTTTTGGGCTGACGATGATCACACCGTCCTTGATTGTGCGATTCGTTACTACACCCAAGAAGTGTGGAACGGCTACCAGAAGGAAAAGGTGGAGAAGGTGGAAATCTTCAAAGCCGATGGCATTTACCGGTATATCTATCAAAATGATATGCTGATTGCCGATGTGGAAGCCGGTGAACACGAAAACTATTTCATGGTTGAGGAAGAAGGCCAAGAACCCAAGGGGTTCAACTGGACAAGGATTCCGCTGGTTCCCTTCAAGTATAACAAACAGGAAATCCCCCTGATCCGCCGTGTGAAAACCCTTCAGGACGGAATCAACACCATGATTTCCGACTTTGAAAACAATATGCAAGAGGACGCACGGAACACCATTCTGGTTCTGAAGAACTATGACGGTGAAAACCTTGGTGAGTTCCGCCACAACCTTTCCACCTATGGAGCCGTGAAGGTTCGTGAGGATGGCGGGGTTGAAACCCTTCAGGTTGAAATCAATGCCGAGAACTACAAGGGCATTTTGGAACTTCTGAAGAAGTCCTTGATTGAAAATGCCCGTGGTTACGATGCCAAGGATGATCGTTTGAGTGGCAACCCCAATCAAATGAACATTCAATCCATGTATTCTGACATTGACCTTGACGCAAACGGCATGGAAACCGAGTTCCAAGCGGCCTTTGAAGAACTGTTGTGGTTCATCAATCAGGATTTCAGCAACAGGGGCTTGGGCGATTATGAAGGCGCTGAACTTCAGATCGTGTTCAACCGTGACATTCTGATCAATGAAACGGAATCCATTGAAAACTGTGCCAAGTCCGTTGGTATTCTGTCCACGGAAACCATTGTGGAACAGCACCCGTGGGTTACGGATGTTGAAGTGGAGTTGGCCCGGTTGCGTAAGGAAAAGGATGAAGCAATGGAACAGGCACAGGAATACGCCGGGGCCTTCCAGACCGGCAACCAGAACAAAGGTGACAATTGCGAGGGTGAATAACCCCCGCCGTTTCACAATATATGCCGGGGCAGACCTTGAGTGTGGCGGGGTGCTATTACTCCTACCCGCCAAAGGGTGAAATTCCCTTCCCCGGCCCATCATGGCCCGTTAGTCAAGTGGTTAAGACACCGCCCTTTCACGGCGGTAACGCCGGTTCGATCCCGGCACGGGCTACCAAGGCCACAAAGGAAGGAACCAAAATTCAGCAAGGCGCAAGCCCCTATGAAGAAACAGCGTGGCCTAATAAGCTGAAGTGGATGGAATAGGCAGACACGGCGGATTCAAACTCCGTTGCCGCAAGGCGTGTGGGTTCAAATCCCACCTTCAGCACCATTTTTCAGAAAGAAGGTTCCATCATGGATGAAAACTATGAACTGAAAACAAGGATTCGTTGTTTGGAATCGCAACTGCATGAAGCAGAAGATGTTTTGAACAAGAGAAACAAAGAATTTGAATTGAAGTGCAAAGAAAATCAGGAATTGCATGACAAAATCAGATTCCTTGAAGGCCAAATAGACGCTTATCAATATTGTTTGAATTGTAGGCGATAAATTCAGGATTGGAGGAACCGCCCATGAGGAATGCGGACTATTGGCGTGGGCGGTTTTCCATCTTGGAGGACAGCGCCCACAGAGAAGCCCAAAAGACCATTCAGGACATGGAAGAACTGTATCTGGATGCACAGCGTTCCATTCAGAAGGAAATTGAAAGCTGGTATGCCCGTTTTGCGGTGAACAATCAAATCAGCCTGACCGATGCCCGGAAATGGTTGACTGCTGGACAGCTTGAAGAATTTCATTGGAGCGTTGAACAGTATATCAAGATCGGTGAACAGGCCGGGTTGGATGCGGCATGGCTGAAGAAGCTGGAAAATGCGTCCGCCCGGTTCCACATTTCCCGCCTTGAAGCTGTTCAGACAGGTATTCAGCAACAGCTTGAATTGCTGTACGGCAATCAGGTTGATAGTCTGGATGCCCTGTTGAAGAAGGTTGTGGGCAATGGCTACACCCACACGGCTTTTGAGGTTCAGAAGGGTGTGGGCCTTGGTTGGGATATTACCGGGCTGGATCAGAAGAAACTTGAAACATTGCTTTCAAAGCCTTGGACAACGGACGGGCGAACCTTTAGTGACCGTATTTGGTTCAAGAAACAAGAATTGGTTGACAGCCTTCAAAAAGAATTGGTTCAGGGCCTTCTTCGTGGTGACAGCCCCCAAAAAATCACGGATGCCATTCAGAAGAAGTTCAAAGTTTCCCGGTACCAAGCCGCACGACTTGTAAATACGGAAACAAGCTATTTCAACGCCCTTGCCGCAAAAGAGACCTATAAGGAATTGGGCGTTAAGAATGTGGAGATTTTGGAAACGCTGGATTCCATCACCTGTGCATTTTGTGCAAGTATGGATCGAAAAGTGGTTCCCATGTCGGAGTTTCAACCGGGTGTTACCGTTCCCCCGTTTCATCCACATTGCCGAGGAACTACGGTTCCCGCCATTGATGAAAAATATATGGGTGAAAGAGCCGCCCGGAACGCTGATGGGGATGTGTACTATGTTCCCGGTAATATGAGTTATTCCGAATGGAAGAAAACTTTTGTGGACAACGGTTCCAAAGATGGGTTGACCCTTGCAACCATCGGGAGTATAATTAAAAATACAGTTTCGATGGTAAAAAGCGAGGGTTCCAATGTGCAGACGGTAGGCCGCATTGATATAGAAAAATACCGTTGCATTACGGACGAGATCGCCACCGATGAAGTGATTATCACCCCGGAACGGATTCAGCATATTGAAGAACGCCACCCCGGAGATTACGAACAGTTCGTTAAGTATGTTGCGGATATTCTGGAAAACCCGGATTACATCTTGGAAGCAAACAAGCCTAATACCGGTGTGATTCTGAAAGAAATTGAAGAAAATGGCGAAAAGTTCAAAGTGATTCTACGGGTAAAGGTGGAGAGTGACCCCGCTGAATATCGAAACTCCATCTTGTCCTTCTGGCAAATTGGTGAAACCACATGGAAGAAGAATGTGAAGAACAAGAAAATCCTTTACAAGCGGGAATAATACTGCTATACTTTAGATAGGATAAGAACGGGCTTTGAGGTGGAAAAAGCGTTCCCATACGCCACACGCCTTTTGGTAGTGGGCAAAAGAGATGCCGGGAGTGACGCTCCGGCCAAAGTCCAATCTTCAAGGGAACAGGTGAAAACCTGTTCCCTTCTTCTATGCCTAAAATTTTTTCAAAAACCTCTTGACTTTTCTGTTGCTACAATATATAATTGTTGTAGCAACAGAAAAGAAGGTGAATAAATGGTTGCTAAAAAAGGCCGTCCTGTTTCAGAGAACCCCAAAGATTATATGCTTCGGGTGAGGATGGATGAACAGACTTTGCAACAGCTTGATGAATGTTGTGAAGCTGAAAATCTTTCTCGATCTGAAGTAGTAAGGAAGGGGATTCAGGAACAGCATAGCAAACTAAAGAAATAGGGTGTCGGCTACCCGCTAAAGTACACCAACACCCTAAACCACCAGAGGTTTCCCAACTGGATAAATCTATTCTATCACAGTTGGGGACTTCTATCAACTGAAAATTGATGGAGGTTTAACATGGAAAAATTGATCAAAAGCATTGAAGGCGTACACCCCGGTAAGTACGACCTTCGCAGGAATGAACTGGATGAACTCTATGACGCATATCATCATGACACTTTCAAGCTGATTGCCGTGGTGTTCAAGCTGGGCTTTGCCCGTGGACAGAAGGCGGTGAAGAAGGCATGAATGAACTTCAGGTATTCACCAACCCCGAATTTGGACAGGTGCGAACCGTGACCATTGAGGAAGAACCGTGGTTCGTGGGTAAGGATGTGGCGGTTGCTTTGGGGTACGAAAAACCCCGGGATGCAGTTTATAAGCATGTTGAGCCGGAAGATAAAGGTGTCTCCGAAATGGAGACACCTTCAGGAAAGCAGAAAATGACCATCATCAACGAATCCGGTTTGTATGCCCTGATCTTCGGAAGCAAGCTGGAAAGCGCCAAACGCTTCAAACATTGGGTGACGCATGAGGTTCTTCCCGCAATCCGTAAAACCGGAAGTTATTCCATCATCCCGAAAGCAAGAGCATTGACCACAGACGATTACATGAAGGCGGCACAACTGGCCGCTACCTGTCGGAATGAACGGCTTCCCTATGTGCTTGGATTTCTGGAACAGGCCGGGTTTAATATCCCGGAAATGACCGCCACGCCCCCGGCCTTGGATGGGCCTGTGGATTGCACGGAGATTCAAAGACTGATGGATGAACGGGGCATTTCCGTAACGGAACTTTCCAAGCTGACGAACATTTGCAAAGCGTCTTTGAGTTATTACAAACGGGGTATTTACAAGCCGAACCGTGAACGCTATCGCATTATCATTGACGCATTAACTTAATTGATGATCTGACCACCCCGGCCTTCTGGCCGGTGGTGGTTTTTTCATACCATTTTCGCCGTTTCCCGGTGGTGGGCGGTAAACAGAACCGGAAAAATCGTGGTTCCTAACCCACGGTAAAAAAGGATTTTGGAGGTAACAACAATGACTAAAGAAAAGCTGTTGGAATGGGGCCTGACTGAAGAACAGGCCACAAAGGTTATGGAGGGCTTGAACGGCTCCTTCGTCACCAAGGCCCGGTTCAATGAGGTCAACACCGAACTGACCACCGCCAAGAACACCATCAAAGAGCGTGACACCCAGCTTGAAACGCTGAAGAAGGCTTCTGGTGACACCAAGGCCCTTCAGGATCAGATCACACAGCTTCAGGCCGATAACAAGAAGAAGGACACGGATCACGCCGCTGAACTGAAGAATCTGAAAATCAGCAACGCCGTTGATATGGCATTGACCGGAGCCAAGGCCAAGAACAACACCGCTGTTAAGGCGCTGATGGCTGATTTTCTTGCCAAGGCTGAACTGGCCGATGATGGCACGGTGAAGGGCTTGGGTGACGAAATCAAGAAGCTGGTGGAAGGCAAGGACACGGCTTTTCTTTTTGAGAAGTCCACCGGCATCAAGTTCAAGGGGGCCAAATCCGCTGAAAAGGGTGATGGCGCTGAAGGCGGCATGACCCTTGAAAAGCTGAAGGCCATGAACCCCTTGGATCGCTACAACTATTCCGTCAACCATCCTGACGAATACAAAGAACTTTATGGAGGTAATGAGTAATGGCAAACACTTGCTACGATAACTTTTTCCTGTCCAACGAAATTGAAGATCAGTACCAGAGCCACCTTGATCTTCAGCAGTTTTGCACCGTGGACAACAACCTGACCGGCGTTGCTGGCATGGTTCGCAAGATTCACAAGTACAAGGCCACCGATGGCACCGAGAAGCTGACCATGGGCAACGGCAACACCAAGACCATTGAAGCCGGTTACACCGAGAAGGAATACCGGATTCAGATGGCCCAGAACCGCTTCCAGTATTACGATGAAGAAGCCATGACCGATCCCATGGTTATCACCACCGGCACCCGTCACGCTGGTACTGATATGTTCAACACCGTCAATGCTGACATTTTCAGCGCCTTCAACGAGGCCACCATGACCATCGTGACCACCGCCCTTGGCTTTGATGCCTTTGTGGATGGTGCGGCCATGCTGAATCTGGAAAACCTTGAAGGTGTGACCATCTTCGGCTTCGTCAACCCCGCTGATATGGCGAAACTTCGTAAGGCCCTGAAGGACGATCTGAAGTATGTGGAAGCATACGCCAAGCAGGGCTATGTTGGCACCGTGGGCGGTATCAACATCTATACCAAGAAGAACGCCGAAACCGGCAAGGTGGTCATTGCCACCAAGGAAGCTGTTACCCTGTTCAACAAGAAGGGTACGGAAGTGGAACAGGAGCGTGAAGGCAACATCCGCCGCAACACGGTTTATTCCCGCAAGTATTACCTTGCGGCCATGACCAATGAAGCCAAGGCGGTGAAGATCATCACCGGTTCCGCCGCTGTCACCGCTGATACCACGGTTTCCAGCGACAAGACCTATTACGCCGCTTCCGGTATCGGCTATGTGAAGGTCACGCCCGCTTCCGGTGACAACCCCAAGACCAAGGGTTGGTACGAAATCACGGCGGCGTAAGAAAGGCGGTGAACCCCGTTGCGTGATAAAGCGGTTGCAATGCTAACGGCCCTTGGCGTGGCGGGGGCCGCTGATGATCCGTTGTTGGATATGGTTTTGACCAATGTTCAATGGCGGATCAAAAACCTTTCCAACCTTTCCGAAATCCCGGAGGGGTTGGAAAGTCTGGCCGTTTCTATGGCCGTGGGCGAATACCTGAACATGAAGAAGTGTTCTGGACAGCTTGAAGGGTTTGATTTGGATGCGGCGGTGAAATCCATTCAGGAAGGTGACACCAACATTACCTTTGCCCTTGGTGAAGGTAGTTCAACCCCTGAACAGAGGTTGAACAGCCTGATTGATTATCTGATCAACGGGCGCATTGGTGAAATTTACCGTTATAGGCGGTTGGTATGGTAAATAAGGCCGTGCGAACCGCCTTGGAACGGTTGTGGAAGGATCGGTGTTCTATCTTCATCCGTGAGGAAGTCACCGATCCTGTCACCCACCTGACGGATTCTGAAGAAAAGCCGCTTCTTCAGGATCAGCCGTGCAAGCTGTCTTTTGAAACATTAACTTCAACCAATGGGGATGAAGTGGCAACCGCCCAACAGGTGGTGAAGCTGTTCCTTTCCCCGGATGTGAAGGTTCCAGCAGGATGCAAGATCATTGTCACCCGGCCAAACGATGTGGAACGAACCTTCACCTATTCCCGTTCCGGTGAACCGGGTGTTTTCTCCAACCATCAAGAAATCATGCTTGAACCCTTCAGGGGGTGGGCCTGATGGGAAGATGGGGCCGATGTGATTACCGGGAATTGAAGAAGCTGGATGAACGCCTTCAACAGCTTTCGGAAGTTGACATGGATCGGCTTTGCCGGGATGCCGCCAAGAAGATTGCCCAAATCCTTCTGAATAAGGTGAAGAAAAGAACCCCCGTTGGTGTGGTTCCGCCGTATGCCACGGATGAAGCCAAGGCAGAATATTGGCCCGGTTATCGTGGCGGTTCCTTGCGTGACGCTTGGACGATCCTTCCCATTGAAAAACATGGGGATCAGTACACCGTGACCATCATTAACAATTTGGAATATGCGTCCTATGTGGAATACGGCCACCGGCAAACACCGGGGCGCTATGTTCCCGCCTTGGGAAAGACCCTGAAGGCAAGTTGGGTGAAGGGGCGGTTCATGCTGACGATTTCCGAACAGGAAGTGAAAACCTTGGCCCCGTCCATTCTGAATGATATGTTGTATGACGCTTTGAAGGGGGTGTTCAGTTGATCAATGAAATCATCAAAGGTGTTTCCATGAAGCTGAACGCCACCTTTGGAGCCGGGTACAAAATCTATCAGAATGATGTGGAACAGGGCTTCAAGGAACCCTGTTTTTTCATTGCTGTCCTGAAGCCTGACATTTCCCCGTTGCAGAAGAACCGATTCATGAACCGGAACCCGCTGGATGTTCACTATTTCCCAACAAGCGGGAGAAACAACGCTGAACTGTTCGCTATGGCCGGGGATTTGATGGAATGCTTGGAGTTCATCACCCTTCCCAATGGGGATGTGCTTCACGGAACTTCCATGAGTTATGAAGTGCAAGACGGGGTTCTTCACTTCTTCGTGAACTACAATTTGACACTTCGCAGAGAAACCGAGGAAACCGCAATGGAAACCTTGGAAACTACTGTGGAGCCAAAGAAAGGGTGATTGAATGGCTACCAGAAAGAAAGCCGCCACCGCACAGGAACCGACCATCACGGCCCCGGTGGTATTCCCCAAAGAACGGGTGTTGACCTTCAGGCGTTACGCTGACCGGCGTGATCTTCTGTCTGTCCTTTTGGAAGATGGGAAGGAATACACCTTCGATCAGATTGATGGGCTGATCAATGACTTTATGAAAGGTAAGGTGAAATAATATGGCCCTTGGCGGCGGCACCTTCTTGGTGCAGAACAAGGTTCTGCCCGGTGCATATATCAACTTCATTTCTGTGGCGCAGGCAAGCGCCACCCTTTCTGACCGTGGCATTGTCACCATCCCCCTTGCTATGAATTGGGGGCCTGAAGGCAAGATTTTCACGGTGGAACAGGCTGACTTCATCAAGAACAGTCAGAAAATCTTCGGCTATGCGTACACGGCGGATGAACTGAAGCCGATGCGTGAAATTTTCCTTCACGCCAAAACGGTTCATTTCTTCCGCCTTGGCACCAGCGGCGTGAAAGCGTCCAACACCTACGCAACGGCCAAATACCCCGGCACCCGTGGTAATGATCTTCGTACCGTTATCACGGCGAATGAGAACACCGCAGAACAGAAGCCGCTGTTCGATGTGGCAACCTTCTTGGGAACCGTTCAGGTTGATCTTCAGGAAGGTGTGGCCGCTATCACCGATCTGAAGGCCAATGCTTATGTGGATTGGAAGTCCAGCGGAACCCTTTCTTTGACCGCTTCCTTGCCCCTGACGGGCGGCACCAATGGCACCGTGGCCGATTCCGACTATCAGACCTATCTTGATCAGGCGGAAGCGTACACCTTCAACGCTATGGGTTGCACCGAGAGCAAGGCCACCATCACCGCCCTGTTTGCGGCCTTCGCAAAGCGTATGCGTGATGATGTGGGCAAGAAGTTTCAGGTGGTTCTTTTCCAGAAGTTGGCCGATTATGAAGGCGTTGTGAGCGTCAAGAACGGCCTGACTTCTGACAAGACTTCCACCGCCTTGATCCCTTGGGTTACGGGCGTGATCGGCGGAACGGCGGTCAATAAGAGCGCCACCAACATGACCTATGATGGTGAATATGATGTTGATACCGATTTCACGCAGACCCAGCTTGAAAACGGTATCAAGGAAGGTTCCTTCATGTTCCATCGTGTGGATGAAGCGGTGTGTGTCCTGACTGACATTAACAGCTTCATTTCCATCACGGATGAAAAGTCCAGCGACTTTTCCAGCAACCAGACGATCCGAGTTTTGGATCAGATCGCCAATGATATTGCCGTTCTGTTCGGCAAGAAGTATCTTGGCAAGGTTCCCAATGATGCCGCTGGCCGGATTTCCCTTTGGAACGATATTGTGAAGCACCACACGGAACTTCAGGATATTCGGGCCATTGAGAACTTCAGCGGCGAAAATGTGACGGTTGAAAAGGGCGATACCAAGAAATCCGTGGTGGTTACTGATTATGTGACCCCCGTGAACGCTATGGAACAGCTTTATATGACCGTCTATGTTCAGTAAGGAGGTACAACCATCATGGCAGATAGAACCATCATGAACGCCAAGGATGCTGTTTCCGCTTCCTTGGCTGAATGTTTCGTGACCATCGGGGATAACCGTTACAACTTCATGCAGGCTATCAACCTTGAAGCCAACTTTGAGAAGAACAAAACGGAAGTTCCCATTTTGGGCAAGACCGGCAAGGGCAATAAGGCCACCGGCTGGAAGGGTACGGGTTCCGCCACCTTCCACTATAACACTTCCATCTTCCGTGAGCTGATGAAGCGTTATAAGGACACCGGCGAGGATGTCTATTTTGACATTCAGGTGACAAATGAAGATCCCACTTCTTCCGTGGGCCGTCAGACCGTGATCCTGAAGGATTGCAATATGGACGGCGGCTTGCTTGCCAAGTTTGACGCTGATGCGGAATACTTGGATGAAGATATGGACTTCACCTTTGAAGATTTCGAGATGCCCGAAACCTTCAGCCTTTTGGCCGGTATGCAGTAAGCAGAGCGCCCCGGCCTTACTTCGGTAGGGGCCGGGGCCTTTTTTCGTATCAAAATATAGGAGGAAAAAACAATGAGCCTGTCCGCTTTTTTGGCTGAAAACGCCGTTCCCGTTGAGAACATCAAGTTTGTTGCTTCCAAACGCTTCTTGGGTGAGGATGGCAACCCCATTCCTTGGGAGATCAAGACCATCACCGGCACCGAGGATGAAGCCCTTCGGAAGTCCTGTGCCAAGCGTGTTCCGGTTCCCGGCAAGAAGAACCAGTATCAGAAGGAAACCGACTATGATCTTTACCTTGGCAAGCTGGCCGTGGCTTGTACCGTGTTCCCCAATCTGAATGATAAGGAACTTCAGGACAGCTACAAGGTCATGGGCGCTGATGCCCTTCTGAAAACCATGCTGACCCCCGGCGAATATGCCGAATACCTGACCAAGATTCAGGAAGTGTGTGGTTTTGATACCACCATGCAGGATGAGGTTGATGAAGCAAAAAACTGATCTGTGAAGGTGATGGTGAAGCCAACATTGCTTACTATTGCCTTCACGAACTTCATTTAACACCTTCCGCCTTCTATGCTTTGCCCCGGCGTGAACGGGCCTTCATCATTGCGGCCATTGATGTTCGGGTGGAAGCTGAAAAGAAGAAGCAGAAGGAAATTGAACGCAAACAGCGCCGGGGCCGACACCATTAAGGCCCCGGCTATTCTCCAAGAAAGGTGGTGATCCCTGTGGGAACTATCCGAACCGCTATTGCCCTTTATGATGGTGTTACCAGCCCCCTTCAGAGTATGCACAAGGCTATGGGTGTTGTGCTGAACACCTTTGAATCCATGCAACAGGCTTCCGGTAGAGCCGTTGACACGGCGGCAATCCGGGAAGCCCGTGAAGAATGGGCGAAAGCGGGAACCGCCTTTGATACCATTGAAGAAAATATCAGGAACGCCAACAACGAACAGCAGAATTTCAACAATTCCATCCGTGGGGGTAGCAATTCCGCCAACGGGCTTCTGTCCATCATCAAGAAAGTTGCCATTGCCGCTGGTGGTATCGCCGGGATCAATAAGGTTCTGAACATTTCGGATGAATTGGCAAGCACCAAAGCCCGATTGAATTTGCTTGTGGATGATGGCGGTTCCGTTGAAGCCTTGGAACAGAAGATCATGGCTTCCGCCCAGCGTTCCCGATCCGCTTATTTTGACACCGCTTCCGCCGTTGCGAAACTTGGCCTGAACGCTGGTAACGCCTTCGATGGCAATATGGATCAGGTTATTGCCTTCATGGAACAGGTGAACAAACAGTTTGTTATTGGCGGTGCTACGGCCCAAGAGCAGAGCAACGCCATGATCCAGCTTACACAGGCAATGGCGGCGGGTGCGCTTCGTGGTGAAGAACTAAATTCCATTCTGGATGGTGCGCCGGGTATCGCAAGAGCCATTGAAAAATATATGGGCATTGCGGAAGGTTCCATCAAGACGGTTGCACAGGAAGGCAAGGTAACGGCTGAAGTGGTGAAGAACGCCATGTTTGCTATGGCGGACGAAACCAACGCAAAGTTCGATTCCATGCCCAAGACTTGGGCGCAGATTTGGGTTGATATGAAGAATCAGGCCCTTTCTATGTTTGCCCCGATCCTGACTAAAATCAACCAAATTGGAAACAGCACCAAGTTCCAGAAAGTGACCACCGGCCTGATCAATGGCCTTGCCGCTGTTGCGAATGTGGCTTCTTCGGCGCTGGATATTCTGATTGCCATTGCTTCTGTGTTCGTGGATAATTGGGGGATCATTCAGCCCCTTGTTTTGGGGATTGCGGCGGCAATGCTGTTGTATAACGGCTATCTGATTGCCAACAATGCAATCACCGCTATCAGCAATGCACAGAAGGGCCTTGCGGCGGTTCAGGCGTACAAAGCCGCCGTTGCAAACACTACCCTTGCCGCTACCGAGAAGGCGGAAGCAATGGCAAAGGCAAGCGCCACAGCCGCCCAATACGGCTTCAATGCCGCTTTGCTGGCCTGTCCGCTGACTTGGATTCTGTTGATCATCATTGCCGTGATTGCGGCCATTTATATGATTGTGGCGGCAATCAATAAGCTGACCGGTTCCACCATTTCCGCAACTGGAATTATCTGTGGTGTGGTAGCCGTAGCCGGTGCATTTGTGCTGAACTGTGCCATTGGCGTTTTGAACGCTATCATTCAGGCCATTTGGACAATCTTTGTGGCCCCGTTCCTTGGAATCGTGGAATGGATTCTGAATGTGTGCAACGGCGGCTTCAACAGCTTTGGTGATGCCGTGGCAAACCTGATCGGTCAAATCATCGGGTGGTTCCTGAACCTTGGTAAAGTTGTAACCACCATCATTGATGCTATTTTTGGAACTGACTGGACTTCTGGCCTTGAAAGCCTTCAAAGTGCGGTTACTTCTTGGGGCAAAAATGAAAACGCAATCACCTTGGACAAAAACGCCCCCACCATCGACTATCGGGCCACCTATTCCGGGGCTTGGGATGCCGGGTATGACTTCGGCCAAGGGATTGATGATAAGATTGGCGGAATGTTTGATGCTTCCGGTTTGGATTCTATGGGGGCTTTCGATTTGAGCAACACCCTTGATGGAATCTATGGAAACACCGGTGACACCGCCGCCAACACAGCGGCCACCGCTGATGCCTTGGATATTGCTGAAGAAGATTTGGCTTATCTTCGTGACATTGCGGAGCGTGAAGCAATCAACCGGTTCACTACCGCTGAAATCAAGGTTGAACAGCACAATGAAAACCACATTTCCAAAGATGCTGATTTGGATGGGATCATGGATGCTTGGGCCAATGACTTTGCTGAAAAGCTGGAAGTTTCTGAAGAAGGGGTGCATGAGTAATGGCATATAAACTGTATATGGCGGGAACGCTTATGCCCATCACCCCTTCCAAGGTGACGGTGAAGATCAACAACCAGAATAAGACCATGACCCTGATCAACGGGGAAGAAATCAACATTCTAAAGGCCGCTGGCCTTTCGGATGTGTCCTTTGAATTGGTTCTTCCCCAAGTGTCCTATCCCTTCAGCAATGGTGGAGCGCAAAGCGCCGCCTATTACCTGTCCTTGTTTGAACGGCTGAAGGTGAGCAAGACCCCGTTCCAATTCATTCTGAACCGGCAGAAGCCCGGTGGCGGGATGTTCCATTACACCAATTTGACCGTTGGCCTTGAAACCTATGAAATCACCGATGATGCCGGTGAAGGCTTTGATATGAAGGTGAAGATCAACCTGAAACAGTACAGAGCCTATGGCACCAAGACCGTGACCGTGCAACCGGCCAAGACTTCCGGGGGAACCGCCACCGCAACGGTTAAGGCGGCACCCCGGCCCACCACAACGGCCCCGAAAGCCGCCACCTATACGGTGAAATCCGGTGATTGCCTTTGGAACATTGCCAAGAAGCAGTTGGGCAACGGGGCCGATTACACGAAAATCTATAATCTGAACAAGGACAAAATCAAGAACCCGAACCTGATCTATCCCGGTCAGGTTCTTACTTTGCCTTCCTGAAAGGGGTGATTCCGTTTGGCAGTTGAATTGTTCATCCAGCATAACAGCACCATTCAATTCCCTGTTGTCGAGGAAGGCGCACGGCTGACCTTGGAACGCAAGGGAACCCCCGGCAAGTTGGAGTTCACCGTTGTCAAGGGGCCGGGGCTGAACTTTGCTGAAGGTGATCCGGTGAAGCTGACTGTGAACGGAACCGCCATGTTCTATGGCTTTGTGTTCAAGAAGAAGCGTGACAAGGGCGGCACCATTGATGTTGTGGCCTATGATCAGTTGCGCTATCTGAAGAACAAGGACACCATCACGGAAGAAGGGCTGAAGGCTTCTGACCTTCTGAAGCGCATTGCAACAGATTTCCGGTTGAACCTTGGCACGGTGGAAGATACCGGTTATACCCTTGAAACCATCGTAGAAGAAAACCAAACCCTGTTTGATATGATCCAGAGCGCCCTTGATGAAACCCTGATGAATACCAAACAGCTTTATGTTCTATATGACGATGCCGGGAAGCTGACCCTGAAGAACATCAATACCATGAAGCTGAACCTTCTGATTGATGAAGAAACCGGGGAAAACTTCAGCTATGAATCCAGTATTGATGAACAGACCTATAACAAGATCAAGCTGGCCTATAACGATGAAAAAACCGGTAAGCGGGAATTGTTCATTGCACAGGACGGGGCGAAAATGAACCAATGGGGTGTTCTTCAGTATTTTGAAGAAGTTCAGACCAAAACGGGCGCTTCCGCCAAGGCGGATGCCCTGTTGAAGCTGTACGATCAGAAAACCCGCAAGCTGACCATTCAGAACGCTTTCGGTGATGTGCGGGTTCGTGCTGGAAGCGCCGTGGTGGTGGCCCTGAACCTTGGCGATATTGTCACCAACAATTACATGGTGGTGAACAAAGTCACCCATACCTTCAGGGGTGATGAACACATGATGGAACTTGACCTGATCGGGGGTGAATTTATTGCCTAATCCTGTTGAAGTGGTAAAACGGGCGGCGGTGGAAGCTGTGGAAGCCGGGAAACCGGTGAACATCCTGTTTGGAACTGTCCTTTCCGCTTCACCCTTGAAAATTCAGGTGGATCAGAAATCCATCTACACTTCTAAAATGCTGATCCTGACCCGGAATGTGACTGATTTTGAAGTTGATATGACGGTGAACCACAGCACCGAGGACAAAGGCGGTGGTTCCGGTGCGGCGGCTTATGAAGCCCACAAACACGCCTATGTTGGCAAGAAAACCTTCAAGGTTCACAATGCTTTGAAGGCCGGTGAAAAGGTGCTTCTGATCCGGGTTCAGCAAGGAAAGAAATTCGTGGTTATTGACCGAGTAAAGGGGGATTGATGATGATTCCGCAAGTGCAGGATGATATTAAACAGGATTTCACCATTGAAACCCTTCCAAGCCGTACTTTCAGGATGAACCACAACAACCTGACCATCATCGGCACCATTGATGAAATCCAAGCTGTGGAACAGGCGGTTTTTCTGATCCTGAACACAGAACGCTATGAATGGTTGATCCATTCTTGGGATTATGGGGTTGAACTTCATAATCTGATCGGGAAAGATGTGGAATACTGTATTCCCGAAATTGAACGCCGGGTTCGTGAAGCCTTGCTTCAGGATGATAGGATCACGGCGGTTCAGAACTTTGAATTTACGGTGAACAAAAAGAAAGTGCTGACTACCTTCACGGTGGTCAGCATTTTTGGCGAAATCAATGCAGAATTGGGGGTTGAAATCTGATGTATGAAGCACAGACCTATGAAGCAATCCTTTCCCGGATGCTTCAGAAGGCGCTTTCTATCAATGGCAATTTGGACACCCGTGAAGGTTCGTTGGTTTGGTGCGGTGATGCCCCCGCCGCCGTGGAATTGCAGAACCTTTATATTGCCCTTGATACGGTGCTGAATGAAACCTTTGCAGACACCGCAACCCGCCCTTATCTCATTTTGAGGGCGGCAGAACGGGGGCTGAAACCGCAACCGGCAAGCCCCGCCGTGTTGCAGTTGAGCATTACACCAACCACCTTGCACCTTCCCATGAACACCCGCTTTTCCATTGGAGAACTGAACTATTATGTTTCGGCTGACCGTGGAAGTGGTAAGTATGAAATCACCTGTGAAACCGCTGGTGAAGCCGGTAATGACTACACCGGAACGGTGATTCCCATTGAGTATGTGGACGGGCTTGAAACCTGTTCCATTTCCGCCGTGGTGATCCCCGGTGAGGATGAAGAAGATACCGAGGTTTTCAGACAGCGTTACATGGATAGCCTGAACGCCCAAGCCTTCGGCGGCAACCGTGCGGATTATCTGGAAAAGGTGAACGCCATTCCCGGCGTGGGCGGTGTGAAGGTATATCGGGTTTGGAACAGCGATTTGAACCCGGCCAAGCTGATCCCGCCCACGGGAACCGACACTTGGATCAGCGGCCTTTCCGGTGTGTCCGAGGAAATCAAGGCGTGGTTGAATGCTGTGTATGCGGCGGGAGCCAATAGCAAGCTGACCGTGGGCGGAACCGTGAAGCTGGTGATCATCAACAGTTCCTTCAAGAAGCCTTCGGAAGCCCTTGTGGATCAGGTGCAGACCGCAGTTGACCCCCTTCAGAACGCCGGTGAAGGTGTGGGCATTGCCCCCATCGGCCATGTGGTGAGGGTTGAAGGCGTGGGTGAAGATACCATCAACCTTTCCTTCGATCTGTACTATCAGCGGGAATGGAGTTGGGATGATGTTTCCGCCTATGTCACGGAAGCAATCAACGGTTACTTCTTGGAACTGGCCCAAAGTTGGGCAGACCAGAATGAAGCCCTTGTGGTTCGTATCAGTCAGGTGGAAAGCCGCCTGTTGGGAATCACCGGTATTCTGGATATTGCCAACACCAAGATCAACGGTGAAGCGGCGAACTGTACCCTGACCCTTGACCACATCCCGGTTTTGGGAACCATTGAGCCGGGAACCATCGTGATCAGCGGATAAGGGGGCCGGGAGCATGGAACGCAAACTGATTGATTATCTTCCCTATGTCATTCGTGATTATGCGGAGTTTCAGGGGATCATGGGGAGCGAACAGCCGGAAATTGAAAAGGCGTGGAATACCACGGATGATCTTCTTGATAATCAGTTCATTCCCACCGCTGGAAACATGGGCCTTTCCCGGTGGGAAAAGATTTTGGGGATCACCCCCAAAGGCACGGACAGTCTTGAAGATCGCCGGTTCCGTATTCTGACCCGGATCAATGAAGAACTTCCGTACACCTTGCCCCAGCTTCGGAACATCCTTGAAACGCTGTGCGGGAAGGGTAACTATTCCGCTGATGTGGAAGAAGGCACCTATCAGCTTCTTGTGAAAATTGGGTTGGCCGCAAAGAACAACTTCAATGATGTTGAATCTTTGCTGAACCGGGTTGTTCCCCAAAACATGGTTGTGACCTTGCTTCAGCTTTATAACACCCATGCGGAACTTGGGCGGTTCACCCATGCCCAGCTTGCCGCCTATACCCATAATCAGTTGAGAAACGAGGTTTTGAAGAATGGCGAATAAAACAACCAATTACAAGCTGACTAAACCCCTTGAATCTGAATTTTATGATGTAGGGGTTCAGAATGAAAACATGGATAAGATTGATACCCAAATGAAGACCAATGCGGATGCCGTTGAAGCCCTTCAGAAAGGTCAATCCGGGAAGGCTGATCTGGTGGATGGTAAGGTTCCCGCCGAACAGCTTCCCAACATGAACTATGATCCCAAAGGTACGGCCCAAAACAAGGTGAGCGAACACAACCTTGATCAGACCGCCCACCCGTATCTGTTGAACCAGATCGGAACCTGTGTGGAAGCCGCACAGAACGCACAGGATGCCGCAAATGCGGCCTTGGATGCTGTGTCCGGTATCGTCTATACCATCAATGTTCTTCCTTCGCAGAATGGCACCCTGACCTATAACGGACAGGCCCAAAGCCCTTCTTGGAACGCTTATAACCCCGATGCGCTGACCTTGGGCGGCGTGACTACCGGCACCAATGCGGGAACCTACACGGCCACTTTCACACCCAAGGGGCGGTATAAGTGGGCAGACGGTACGCAGACCGCCAAGGAAGTGACTTGGACGATCAACGCCGCCACCATGACGATCCCCACGCAGAGCAACAGCCTTATTTATACCGGTTCGGCCCAAAGCCCCACTTGGAACAACTATGACAGCGGGAAAATGACGCTTGGAGGAACTACCAGCGGCACGAACGCCGGTTCCTACAATGCCACCTTCACGCCGAAAACGAACTACAAGTGGGCTGATGGAAGCACCGGGGCCAAAACGGTTGCTTGGAGCATTGCCAAGGCCGCTGGTAGTTTGTCTTTGAATAAGACTTCCATCAAACTGACCGCCGCAAAGACCACGGACACCATCACCGTGACAAGGGCGGGTGATGGTAAGATTACGGCCACTTCCAGCGCCCCCACGGTGGCTTCTGTGAGTGTTTCCGGTTCGGTGGTAACTGTTACCGCCAAGGCCAAAGGAAGCGCCACAATCACCGTCAGCGTGGCCGCTGGCACCAACCACACGGCCCCGGCCAATAAGACCTGTTCCGTTGAAGTGACATTGCCCACCAAGGTTCTGAACGATAACAGTTGGGCAACCATCCGGGAAGTCAGTTCCGCAGGTTTGGGGGCCAACTATTGGGCCGTTGGTGATGTGAAGGAAATCAAGATCAATGGTAAGGTGGGTAACACCACTTTTTCCAATTTGGCGGTCAATGTTTTCATTTTGGGGTTCAATCACAATTCGGCCCGTGAAGGCGGGAATAAGATCCATTTTCAGATCGGAAAAATTGGGAGTGCCGCTGTTGCCCTGTGTGACAGCAAATACAATACTAATATTTCCGGCACAGGTTATTTCAGTTGGAACACCAGCAACACGAACAGCGGTGGCTGGAACGCTTGCTATAAGCGGAAAACCCTTTATGGCAATGATGGAACCCCCACAAGCCCCTTGGCAAACAGTTTGATGGCGGCGCTTCCGTCTGACCTTCGTGCTGTGATGCAACCCGTGACCAAGTACACCGATAACACGGGCAATGCAAGCAACAGTTCCGGTAATGTTACAACTACTACCGATTACCTGTTTGATCTTTCCGAGTTTGAAGTCTTTGGCACGAGAAGCTACGCCAACCAGTATGAACAGAACTATCAGGCCCAATATGATTATTACAAAGCTGGTAACACCAAGATTGCAAATAATCATACCGCCGTCACCACGGCGGTTTGGTGGGGCCTTCGTTCCCCTTATTACGGTAACAGCGGCTTTTTCGTTGTTGTCTGGGCGGATGGCTACTCCAACAGTCGCAGTGCCGGTTTTTCTGGTGGGTTGCGGCCCGGCTTTGCCGCCTAATCCCCCGCAGGATGATCCCGCCCCTATCCCGCCGCCGAAAGGCGGCGGTTCCGGGAGGGAACCCCAAATAAAAATAATAATGGCGGCGTAAGCCGCCCGACGATTTTTTGAAAATGGGGGTTTTCCGGTAAAGTGCTATCATTTGACTGTCTTTTGAGTGCATACACCGGACAAAATCAGCCATACAATATCCATAAGCCTGTTTGAAGGGGGTATTGTATGGCAACAAACAAGCGTGTTTTCACCTTGCGCCTATCCGATGAAGTCTTTGACAAGATCGGGGCGCTTGCAACCCGTGAACACCGATCTATCACCAATTACATTGAATTTGTCCTTCTGAAGCACTTGGAAGAAGTGGAAAAGGCGGAAGGAACGATCAATGTCGATAATTCACCCAAAGGGGTATAACTGAAAATGTCTGTCCTGAAGCAAAAGAGAACCACAAGCAAGGCCGAGTTCATCAACACGGCCAATCAGATTTATGTTGAAACCCTGAACTTCCTAACCCGTCTTTCAGCCCGGTATTCCCGGTTGATTGCGGAGCCGGTGGCAAAGCTGGCCGGTGAGATCATCGACCATGCGGAGAAGGCCAACAGTATCTTTCCTTCGGACAACCAGCGCATTGAAATGAGGAAGGCCCATCTTCTTGAAGCACGGGCTTCCCTGATGGCGCTGGATGTTCGCTTGACCCATGTTTACCTGATTCTGAACCAGAACCCGGAAGGGGCCTTTACCACTTCCAAGGGGAATCCGGTGAAGTCACAGGATGCAATGGAAAAGCTGGATAAGATGGCCCAAAACTTGGGTGAACTGATCGACAAAGAAAACGAACTTCTGAAAGGAGCAATCAAAAATGTAACAGCAAAACAGAAATGATTTCCTATTAGGTGCGTGACTGTTAATGTGTCCTCTGGCGGTTTGGTGGGGCCTTCGTTCCCCTAATTACAATAACAACAACAATTTCGTTATTGTCTGGACGGATGGCAACAACAACAATAACAATGCCAATAATTCTGGTGGGTTGCGGCCCGGATTTTGCAGATATACACGGTCAAATGTAGTAACAGAAGGCAAACGGCTTTTCAGGTGAAAAACGACCGATGTAAAAGGAGTTGCGCTTCCTTGGGTGTAAATCCCTAAAACTGCCCTTTGATGCCCTTACACGGACGCTTCTTGCATGGTGGGTGATTGTGCCTTATCCCATTTCATGTGTGAGGTCAAAGCAATTTAGACGGCACCCTACAAGATATTTGTACGAGGGGCGAATACTTTTATTATGACAAGCCAAGAACGGCATGAAGCGAGGTTCCAGCGCCGCAAAGCAAAGCGGTTGGAACGGAAACAGGCCCGGTGTGATAGCCTTGGGCCAACGAATAAAATATTTTCCTATCGGAAGATGTTCTTCTACGGGAAAAAGTGCTGTAACGGGGTACGGTGGAAGCAAAGTGTTCAAAACTTTGAAGGCCACCTGTTTTCTGGTACGGCAACACGGCGGCGAACGGTATTGGAACAACAATGGAAGCCCAAAGCCTGTTCCCATTTCACCCTTCGGGAACGGGGCAAAATCCGCCCGATAGATGCCCCACACATTACGGATCGACAAATCCACAAAACCCTTTGCAATGAAGTTCTGATCCCGCTATATTCCCCGTCCATGATTTATGACAACGGGGCAAGCCAAAAGGGAAAGGGGCTTCATTGGCAGTTCAAGCGGATCAAACAACAGCTTGGATGGCATTACCGGCGCTATGGCCGGGAAGGTGCTGTGTTGCTGTTGGATTTGAAAGGGTTCTTTCCAAATGCTTCCCACACCCTGTTATATCAGCGGCACCGGGAATTGATTTTGAATCCTGAACTTCAAAACTTGGCTGATACTGTGATTCAATATTCCCCATGCCCGACACCGGGCCGGGGGATGCCTTTGGGCGTTGAGCCTTCACAACAGGAAATGGTGGCGTTACCAAGCAAAATTGACCAATGGATCAAGTGTCAGGCCCGTGTTCATTGCGCCGGTCATTACATGGATGATTACTATGCTTTCTTTCCCACGGTGGATGAAGCAAAGCTGATGGGCCATGAAATTGTAAGGCGATTTGAAGCCGCTGGAATCCGAGTGAACAAGCGTAAATGTAAGGTGATCCCGCTTACAAAGCCATTCCGGTTCTGTAAAGCACGGTTCACCCTTACCGAAACCGGCAAGATCAAGGTGAATGGAAGCCGGGATGGAGTGAAACGGGCAAGGCGAAAACTAAAGCTGTTTCACAGAGAGTTCAAAGAGGGAAAACGATCCTTCTTTGATATAGAACAATACATGGAGTGCCAAAGCGCCTATTACCGGAACTTCAACGATCATGGCCGGTTGCTACGGTTGCGGCGGCTTTACCATGCAATCTTTTTCGGAGGTGGACAATGTTTAGAATCATCAAAGCCGGGGCCGGTATCGGCCTGACCGAGAACCTGAACTACATCAAAAAAGCCGAAAATGGTTGCTACATCCTTTGCCCGGAGCATGATGCTTCGGGCATTGTTTTTGAGGGTGTGGCTTACCATTTGTTGGGCCGTGCCGCTATGGATGAACTGGAAACGGTGAGTTTGGAACAGACGGACGCAGGAAGCGAGATCACCAAGGCCACGGAAGCCGGTGGAATCGTCTTTGTGACCTTGGCGGAAGCCGGGAGCATTGACGCTGAAACGGCGGCGGAACACGCTGATTTGTTCGCTGAATGGGCTTTCCCTGTTGGCTACACGGTGGGGCAGATTCGCCGGTATAACGGAACCCTTTACAAGTGCGTTCAGGCCCATACTTCCCAAGCGGATTGGACACCGGACACGGCTTCCAGCCTGTGGAGCAAAACGAGTGATCCCGCTGAAGAATGGCCCGAATGGAGCCAACCGGTGGGAGCGCATGACGCTTATTCCAAGGGGGCAAAGGTGAGCCATAAGGAAAAGCATTGGATTTCCACGGTGGATTCCAATGTGTGGGAACCCGGTGTGTACGGGTGGGAGGAAAGCACGGATGGAGTATAAAACCTATGTTTGCCGTAAACGGGCAAGGTTCAAGGCGATTTGCGGACAAGTGAACATTCCGTATGGAACCACCCTGAATGGTCAGGGTGGTTTTTTGATCCTGAATGATCTTCCGGTGTGTTCGGCCACCAGCCAAAACGCCTATGACTTCTTCACACAGAATGATGATGGCATGGGGCAGGAACGGGGCGAACTGTTGAACCGGATCATTCCCAAGCTGGAAAAGCGTGATGCCGGGTATCAGGCCCGGTGGGGGAAGATTTGGGAAGATGCCCTTTGTCAGAAGTACAAGCGCCCGGATCAGGAAGAACATTGGATTTGGAACTTCGACTTCTACAACGGCCCTGTTGAGGATTTGCGCTATATTGCCGCCCTGATCGGGGCCTGATAGGAGGGAAAAGCCATGACGATTTATCAGGTGTTGTGCTTGATTGGTGTTCCCGCCTTGATTTTGGCAGTATTCAAATACCTGTGGAGCCAAATCAAGCATAACACCGAGGATTCCAAGGCTTTGAAGGCCGGTATTCAGGCCCTTCTTCGGGCGCAGATGATCAGCGATTTCAATAAGTATTCCGAAAAAGGCTATGCCCCAATCTATGCACGGGATAATTTTGAAAATTGCTGGAAGCAGTATCATTCTTTGGGGGTGAATGGGGTGATGGACGATCTTCACAGAAAATTCTTGGAGTTGTCCACCGATCCCCCGGAAGAATGAGCAGACGAACCAAAAAGCCAAAGCGTGAGTTTTCCAAGCTGATCCTGTATGTGGTGGGGGCCGTAACCGTTGGGGTTACGGCCTTCACCCTTATCATGGTTTGGAAAACTGAAAACCTTGAACCGCTGGCCTATTTGATCCCCGCCATATTTGCTGAATTGGCAACCGCAACCGGGTTTTACTATTCCAAAGCCAAAGCCGAAAACCGGATCAAACTTCGGAAATTGTACGGCCCGGAAATCTATAACGATGCAAAGGAGATTTGAAAAATGCTGAACGCTGTTTTGAACAACCTGATCAATATTGGGTGGGCCATGCTGATCTTTCTGTGTGCGTACCTGTCCAATGTTGCTTTTTCCCTTTACTACAACATCAAGGTTTTGCTTCAGCCCTTCGACAGACAGAAAATGATCAATTCCGGGCTGAAGGTTGCCACCTTCGTTGTGGGCCTGACCTTGCTTTGTGTAGCAATCACCACCCTTCCGATTTATGCGGATCAGCTTGGGTGGGCAATCCCGGAAGAATACACAGAAATTTTTGCTGATTTGGTTATTGTGGGCGCTGTGCTGATGGTGTCTTGTAAGTATATCGCAGAAGCCTTTACCAAGTTCAGGGCCATTCTTCAGGTGAAAGGAGATACAGAAAATGAGTAATTCCCCCCTTGCAACCTATACCCGGATCACGAAAAACAAAACCAGCCCCCGGAACCATGCCATTGACACCATCACGATTCATTGTATCGTTGGGCAATGGACAGCAAAACAGGGGTGTGATTATTTCGCCACCACAGACCGGCAATGTTCCGCCAACTATGTTGTTGGTAAGGATGGTTCCATTGGCCTTTCCGTGGATGAAAAGGATCGTTCTTGGTGTTCCAGCAACGGCACCAATGACAACCGGGCAATCACCATTGAAGTTGCTTCCGACACCACCCACCCTTACGCTGTCACCGCCAAGGCTTATGCGGCCCTGTTGGATTTGGTAACGGATATTTGCAAGCGCAACGGGATCAAGAAGTTGGTGTGGAGTACGAACAAGAATGACCGTGTGAATCATCGGAACGGATGCAACATGACCGTTCATCGTGACTTCGCCAACAAAGCCTGTCCGGGGGAATATCTTTATTCCAGACACGGGGAGATTGCCGCAGAAGTCAACAGAAGGCTTCAGGGCGCTTCCAATGGTGGTGGGGTAGTAGTTACACCCCCAGCCGCAGAAAAGCCCACAGGCGGCACCACAGGGGCCACCGTGACCCCTTACCATGTGCGGGTGAAGATCACCAACCTGAATATCCGTAAAGGCCCCGGCACAAACTACGGTGCAACCGGCTACATCCAGCCCGGTATTTATACCATCGTAGCTGAAAGCACCGGCAAAGGTGCGTCCAAGTGGGGCAAACTGAAAAGCGGTGCCGGGTGGATTTCCCTTGACTACGCCACCAAAACCTGACCATGAGAAAAGGCCCTTCCGGTTCAAGCTGGAAGGGCCTTTTTTGCGTGTTTCTACTATGTTACTAATAACCCCGATTTCACCGAACTTCAAAGGGCTGAAATGTTCAGTATTTGGGGGCTTCAGAGCGTTGCAGAGTAGAAATATTTATGGTATAATATCCGCAGAGCGGTTATTATACCACACGCATGTCGCCTCTCCGAGGCGATGCGCTGAAATCTTATGGCGTGCCGTCGTAGACGGCACATGCCAATTATACCATAAAGCGCTCTGCGCTTTATGGTATAATATACACAGAAAAGGCGGCAACCCTTGATTTTTCGGGGGTTGCCGCTATTTTTGTTACTAATTCGTTATTAGTTCAATGTTCATTTTGAGTTCTTCTATATTTTTATGGGTGTAAACTCTTTCCCCTGTTCCCTTCGATTTATGCCCCATGATTCGATCAATACAAACCTTGTTTGCCCCGGCTGAATCAAGGCGGCTTCTGAATGTGTGGCGGCACTCATGCGGGGTGTGCTGCATTTCCAGCTTCCCCATGATTTCAGCCCACAAAGCCCTATATTGGGTTTGATTCAGCTTCTTCCCGTTGTACTCAAACAGATAGCCGCTTTTGGACTGTTCAACCCGCTTTTGAACAATGGATTGAATTTTTGAATGAATGGGAACAGGCTTGTTCCCGCCGCTGTTTTCGTTCCCCCTTGCATTGTACCCACTTCAAAATCAATGGTGGAAACTTTCAGTTCAATCATTTCTGAAATCCTGAACCCCGTGTAAAGGAAGAACAGGACTGAATCAGCCCACGGGAAATTTTGATTTTCCCACAGCCGGGAAACTTCTTCATCCGTGAAAACTTCCTTGCTTGTTTCCGGTATTGGTTCAGAGGTAAGCAGATCAGAACAGCATTTTGAAATTATATCAAGTTCCATTGCGAAACGGTCAAGATGCCCGAAAAGGTTTTTGATTGCCCCTTGTGTGGAGTACCCACAGCCGCAGCTATCAATGCAATCTTGCATTTGGTATGATTTGATTTGCTTATACTTCAATTTTTTCAGCTTGGAACAATGCTTATATGCAGATTTCAGGGAACTTCTGTTTGAATCGCCCAATTTCACAGCCCGCTTTTCAAGCCACAGTTCATAGAGTTCTTGAAAAGTGATTTTTTCCGTTTCAATATCCCACGGATCATTGTTGTAATTGGCAAGCATTATCAAGCCTTCTTCCCGTGTGGCGGCGTAACCTATGGGCTTTTGCCTTCCTGATACACCTTCCTTCACGATATAGGGCTTTCGCCTATTCCCTGACAGCTTCGTTACTGTTCCATATCCATTAGGATTTTTCATAACTTCACCGCCTATCTTGAAAAATCAGGCGTGAAGTGATATAATATAGACAGACCGCCTAAATCACTTCATCCTGATTTATGGTCGCTATCCCCCGTTGGTGTTGCAGCACTGACGGGGGAATTTTTTTGTTTTCAAAGTTCAATTTGAACCCCTGAATTTGTGTTTAATTCCCTGAATTCTTTAACCAGCTTTGCAGCAGAAGGGGGATTGTTCTTTATATCAAAACCAATATATTTCAAATCACCTTGTTCCCCCGTGTAAGTGATAATCAAGTATTGGGTGGTAGTTTTTACCTTTTTGTTTTTTGTCCTTCCCCCGATTATTGCACCCAAAGTTCCAAACATTACACCCCCGGCGATTGCCCCGCCCACACTTGAAACAGCCTGATTTTGGATTTCTGTATCAAATTTAAGGCACATATCAGTAATTTTTTCCCGTGCTAATTTGATATTTGTTGTTCCGGCTTTGAATTCAATTCTATCCGGGTATGAAAACACTTCACATAAAAGGTTTTCGGCAATGGGTAAACCGTTGATATGGTGAAACGCCGTATAAACAGTAACCCCTTCAAAACTTTGCTTTTTCTTACCAAACATGACAAACTTCCTTCCTGAATTTGAAATTAACTTTTCAAACCTTCAACTTATTCAACTTCAACTTGTTGTTTCTATTACTTTTATATTTTGAACAACACTGTAATTTTACGGTGATTTTTTCTTCAATCATTATAAAAGAGGTTTTAACTTGAATGACTTGAAGAACCGCTATTTCACAGCACTATTCAACTTGAATAAAAACTTGGATGTACCTTGAATTTATGTTGAAGGTTTGAAATCTACATAAATTACATTGCCTTCCCGTTTGATGATTCTTTTTGAATAGAATATTTTTCCTGTTCAAGCAGAATCTTCATTCTTTCGATTATGCTTCCTCTATCGTAAACATCTAATTGGGAATACATAGAAATAGCTTCCATGAATTTTTCACGGTCAATTTGATCCAATTCAAGATATGACCGGATAAGTTCAAAGGCTTCCTTCCCGTATGCCTTTTCGATAAGTTCACAAGCATTTACTTCCTGATGCAATTTTTCATAGTCAATTTCCATTGGAACATCATTTCCCATTAACCATGAAATATTTACATTCAGTGCTTCTGCTAAAGCATAAAGGGCTTGCTGTTTTGCTTCATAAGTACCATTTACATATTGGCTGATTCTTGGTTTAGATAATCCGGTAGCTTTTACAAGGTCGGCTTGTGTCATATTCCGAATTTGCATAGCTTCAATCAGCCTTTTTCTAAATGTACTTGACAAGGGGATCACCTTCCTTTTTACTTCTTATATTATAAAGCAAAGTTAAGGAAATTTCAAGTGGTTTTGAAAAAAAGTTAAGTTTTCTTAAAAAAGCCCTTGACAAATCAGGTTAAGGATGCTATACTATATTCAGAGTTAAGGAAACTTAACCAAACAACAACGAACAAAGCCGCTGCAACGGCAAGCAAAATGAAAGGATGAAGTGATTATGAAAAAGTATATGGTTTACCTTGATGATGGAAAGGATTGCTTCAAAGCAGCCATTCCCGCAGCCAACGAAAAGGCGGCAAGGAAATATGTTGAAGGCAATGGTGAGGTTATCGCCGTAAAGGATATTACAGAAGATTTTCCTATCAGCCTTGATAAAGTGGCACAGGCATTGAAGAACGCACAGTTCGGACAGATTGAAATTGATCTTATAACAAGGTGCTTATCCTTTAACGATATTGCAGAATAAGAAAGGCGGTAGCAGATATGAAAGAAACAAGTTTGAAACCCGTGATTGAAAAACTTGAAAATTTATTTTCAAAATTCAACGAAAAGTTCTACAACGGCGAACTTCAAACCCCCGTTATCACGGTAAGCCCGGACACAACAAAAGGTGCTTATGGATGGTGTACCGCTTGGAAGGCGTGGAGCGTTGGCGAACAGAAAAAGGTTACTGACCTTGCAACCCTGACAAAAGAAGCCCTTGAAGCAATGAAGAAAGATGATGGCTTCTATGAAATCAATATTTGTGCGGAACACCTTGCAAGACCTTTTGAACAGGTTGCGGAAACCCTCTTACATGAAATGGTTCACCTTTACAATCTGCAAATTGGGGTTCAGGACACAAGCAGGGGCGGCACATACCACAATAAGAAATACAAGGAAGCAGCTGAACAGCACGGCTTGACTGTTGAAAAGGATGCAAAATACGGGTGGACTAAAACAAGTCTGAATGATGAAGCGAAAGCCTTTGTTGCCGGGATGCAGGATAAGAAGTTTGAACTTCACAGAAAAAGCCTTCCGAAAATCCCCGGTGCAGCTAAAACAAAGCAAAGTTCCCGAAAGTATGTTTGCCCCGTGTGCGGGTGTATTATCAGGGCAACAAAGGAAGTTCATGTTATATGCGGCGATTGCAATGTAGAATTTGAGGAAGAAGCCTAAACAGCTTCTTCCCCACCCAAAGAAAGGAGTGATAAAATGTCGTTCAATTATTCAAAGTTAAGGGGGAAGATCAAAGAGAAGTTCGCAACGCAAAGTGCATTTGCTAAAGAACTTGGGATTTCCAGCGTTTCACTTTCCGCAAAATTGAATAATCGTGTGGAGTTTTCGCAAATGGAAATGGATAAATGTTGTGAACTTCTTGAAATTCCCAAAGACTTTATACCTATATTTTTTTACACAAAAAGTTAAGGAAACTTAACCGAAAGAAAGGCGGTGAACAGGATGAAGAAAGTGATTGCGGCGTGTATTGACCGAATTTTAGAGTTCGACACACAGCAGGAAGCGGCAAAGTACCTTGAAACCTTGCGTGATAAGAAATCCGATTTCAGGATTTTGCACCGTGAGGAAGTAGCCGGGAAGTACCGGATCAGGATTCAGGAACAGTACAACAAAAGCCCTATGATTGAGGGCTGAACAAAGAAAGGATGAGGTGAATATGACATTTGCAGACAAATTGAAAAACCTTATGAAAGATTTGGACTTGACACAATCCAAACTTTCAGACCTTACCGGGATTGGTAAATCCTCTATCAGTCAATACCTTTCCGGCAAGAATGAGCCTTCCAAAGACCGCAAACAGGAAATTGCCCGTGCGTTGGGGGTTCAGGAAACCTACTTTGAAATGTTTGAACCCGCTGCAACGGTTCAGCATGACGGGGTTGTGAATTTGCCCGTTACCCTTGCGGCAAAGCTGATGAAGAAATCCAAAGAATGGGTTATGCAAGGGTTAAGGGATGGCGTTTTCCCGTGGGGTTATGCGGTGAAGCTGACAAATTGGAGTTACTTTATTTCTTCCGTGAAATTCACCGAATACACGGGGATTGAAGTTCCCATGAATGAAGTTGCCTGATGGCAGAAAGAGAGGACAAACAAAAATGAGTGAAACAGGAGTTGTTAAAGGGTTCAAGGTGTTCAATCCTGATTGGACTTGCAGTCCTAACGGGAACACAAAACAGTACACTTGCCCCGGCAAATTTGAAGAAGATATTACCCCGATCCGGTGTGGGCGTGGGATGCACTTCTGCAAAAAGGCGGCTGATTGCTTCAATTATTACAATTTCAACCCGGAAAATAAGGTTGCGGAAGTGATTGCCTACGGGGATATTGCAGAAGAAGGTGATAAGTGTTGCACAAACAAGCTGGAAATCGTGCGTGAAATCCCGTGGGCTGAACTGCTTGAAATCGTGAACATGGGAAAAGGTTGCACCGGACTTTGCAACAGCGGCAACCGGAACAGCGGCGATTGGAACAGCGGCAACCGGAACAGCGGCAACCGGAACAGCGGCGATTGGAACAGCGGCAACCGGAACAGCGGCGATTGCAACAGCGGCAACCGGAACAGCGG